CAAAACCACCAGTTGCGGCCAAAACGCGGCCTGCTTTTAGCGTCTAGCTCCCACTGTTCAAACTCAACGCCTTTACTGCTGCCAGCAACAAATAGGTCTATAAATATGTAATCGGTAATCTGCATTACTATTCCTCCATATCAAATTCAAATGCTTCATCAAAGCCATTCATTATGTATTCAGCAATGCAGTTTGTTATTGTATATTCATCAGGGGTATCGGTATGCTTGTGCGCCCTATGATAACCTGCACATGTACCTTGCTCGACTATCTGCTCTATCAGTTTATAAATTTTAATTCTCATTGCGATACTCCACCTCATCTTGCATTACTTTGTACATAGCTGGACGCATGGTTTTCTGCTGCGTGTCTAAGATAGCTCTAAGGTGGTATGGGTTTAAGCCAGCAATTGTCACATACCTCAAAGGCTCGTCACCCTCCTTGCCGTAAGTTCCCCATTTGGCATGCAGCCTTATCACTTCGTGGGGGTAGTCGGTATAAATAGTTAGCAGCTCTTCGTCGCCGTTAGCAGAGCATCTAACGTAGTCACAGCCGCCATCAAGCATGTACTCTTTGCCGTTGGCATCTGTATGGGTCACATAATCGTGACGATGGATGGATTCAAGTATTGTGCCGTCAGGTGTCCGCATTCTACTGTTTAATATTGCTAGCTTTTCTTTCTTCTCCTTCTCTCTTCGTAATAATTCTGAACCACAGGGTTCTTCTCTACCTGTCTTCTTCTTACCAAAGATAGCATCGTAGTTATCTTCGTACTTCTTTTTGTCTGTGGGGCGTTGCTTGTCCCCCTTACCACCGTGCGTCTGGCCTCTACTCATAATCTTCACCCACTAACTCGATAAGGCGTGACAGGTACCACTCAGCTTTCTGGAGGTCTTGCAGTGGGTCGTAAGCGTGCTTGGTCTCATAGCGCCAGAGGTACTTCATGCAGTTGCCCTTGAGATAGCCCGCGAACGCTGCGGTAGTCATGCTCTCCTCAATAGCTTCGATACACTCGATGAGACCTGACTTGTAGTGGTCGGGGTTTATAGCATCGTCTTTCTCGTCTTCTTCAGCTATATCAGCAGCATCTGTTTCCCGCATGTACTTGTTATACTCTTCTTCGGCGTCTTCTTCTTTTCCCCAGTGTGTGGCAGCGCACTCCAACCACTTTGCTTTGTCTAGCGAATATGCTGCGGCGTCTCGCTCTTCTTCGGCTGCGTCCAGATACACCCGCATAAGAGACTCATCTATTGTTGGCGTTGCGGCTTTAACAGCCTCTGCACCTAGGTTAAACCCTTGCTCCACCGCTTCTACCACAAAGTCTACTATTGCGGGACTTTCTTTTCGCAGTCTTTCCCATTCGGCATCCAACGCGCCGCGTACTTTGGATTCTGATTTTTCATTGCCCATTTGTGTTCTCCGAGTAATTTTTCTATGTCGTTCATATTGGTTTCGTTTACTACGTACGCTAACCCGTACGCAGCGTTTATCTGGTCTAGGTTCATCTGCTGTAAAGCTGTTGGTGTGTTCTTACCCGCCTTACATTCGATACCAAAGAACTTCCCGTTGTAGCAACCTACTATGTCAGGCACTCCGCTCTTACCATATCCCCCAGTAGCAGGGAAAAAGTAGTAACACCCTAACGCTTTCAGTTGCTCAACTATCTTCTTCTTGACCTTACCTTCCGGCGTCATCGCCATACTTATCTCCCATCTCCTTTACTTCTTTAACAGCGGACTCTATTCGTAGTAGGGTATCCCAACACGGCGCGTTTACCTTATTAATAAAACTGGACACCGTGTTGATGTGTACTCCTGCTATGTCTGCTATATCCTGACGCCTACGGGATACGTAAGCGTCTATTCTTATTTTTTCGTAGATCGGATAAAGGTCGCTCATTGATACCAGTTCTCAGTTCGGGCGGGGGCAGTAACCTTGTCCCGCAGTGGTTATGTACACGGTGTTAGTTCCCCAACCTGACTTCCATTGGCATATTACATCCCCAGAAGGGTACCGTTGTTCAGATATTTTTGTCCACCAGTTAGCATTGGCGGTGCTTGCTAGGGTTAATAGTGTTGCTATCAATAGATACTTCTTCATATGTACATCCTCAGTTGTTTTGTATACATGTGTATACAGTTAGTTATTTCAATACCCAAAAAGTGTGTTCGTCAATACGCCTACCAACACCTTCTATAGTGGGGGTCGGTGGAGTGGGGTCGCATAGGCATAACGCAGCAACGCGCCCTGCCAGCCACTCGGGTAACTCATTTACCTCATAGTAGCGCAGCATTTGCTCCTCGTCAACACAGTCTATGCCTATACATGTCACCTCGGCCTTATTGGTGGCGGTAAGTATCTTTACCCTGTAGATAGTATCAGTACCGTCAGGATCACCCATAAACGTATCAGTCTGTGACATAGAATATAGTCCTGTCGTAGTGGTAACCAACACCTTCTATGTATTCCTTCTCATCGCACATAGATAGTAGGGATAACTTACCTGCAACCCATTCGGGTAGAGTGTCTTCGGTGTACTCAATCGTATCGCCTATCTCCTTACCTGAGTGAGTCATAGAGTAGTTGGGGTTGCGATTAATGCCATCCATCATGGCCATACTAAATACCTGTCTACCCCTAGACTCGTACACACGCACACAGTAATCGGTAGCGGCTGCACGTTGAGCGTTAGCTGACTCATACGCCGCCATCTCATCACGTAGCTGTCTAAGGTGGGTCTCGAACTCCTTGTTAAGAAACCCCGTACCCATATCCAGTAGGTGAACCAACTCCTTATATAACGGCATAGCTTGCGTGTTCTTTACGTTGTAAGACTTGACCCCAATTTCATCGGTCAGTAGGTCAGCGTTACGGCGTAACTTGTCGAGTCCCTGTCTCGCTGCGGTAACGTACTCTTCCCGCGTTATCATAGTCAACTCCTTATGCGTTACCCTGCGTAGGTACTTCTTGGCGTTCTTGATCGCCTTGTTTATATCTTTTGACGCCGCTGAATACCGCTCACGCTTGCCTCTAGCGTACTTGTTGTTGTCTACGGTGTGACTCCACACGGTGTATATCAACTCGGAGTCTATAGTTACTGTGTTCTCACCCCACCTGTACTTGGCGGGGTCATGGACGGTTATTACACCCATACAAAACGTATCTTCTGGCATGTATACGAATGCCCTAAACGTCTCAGTACCCGCTGCGTACCCCTCTACTACTTCGCACCCTCGGAATGCTTTCTTTACCCCATCCACAAACTCCATGAACTTGGGGCGTGCGCACGCTCTTGCGGTGTTTACAGTATCTACGTAACCAGAGCGAGTACTAAGCGCATCTACTCTATAAAAGTACGCCTCCTCGTACGTCCCCGCTTTAACTTTCGCCCGCGTTTCTGCTGGTCTAATTTCAGCCATTACATATCTCCCGATTTGATGTGTACTGCCTTACCTACATCCGGTACGGCAAACTTGTTATTGAGTATTGTCCACAACACGGGACAGTCCCACTGACCCCAACCGGAATACAAATCCCCGTCAGTCAACACAACACACGCCTGTGGTTTGATGCTGTGCTCGGTCATGTAGTCGGTGACACACGTAACATCAGTGCCACCACCTCCCGCTGGTTTGGTGGACGTAACCAGACCGTCTAACTCGTCTAGTGCATACACCTCGTCACCCACTACCTTGTGACCCCAGTACAGTAAGCGTATCTTTTCAGGGTGTACGGTGTCACATATAGCCTTGACCTCTGATAGGAACGCGGTCAGGTCTGCCCGTTGTATGGAACCGGACGTGTCAACTGCGATCACTAACTCGCCAACCTGCTGACTGATACCAGTAGGCATATAGATACCCTGACTCATTAACCTACGGTTGGGGCGTGCGTATGTAGAGTAGTCACTACCTGCACACGTAGTCTGGATAAACTCACGCAACACCTCGCGCCAATCTACCTGCGGCTGTAGTAACTCGTCCAGACCTAGGTCACCCGTAGAACCTACCTTACCTGCGACCATCGCGCCCTGACGTATAGCCTCGTCAATGTCTCGCGCCAACTCGCGTTGCTCCTCCTCGGATAGTTCCTGCGCACCTTCCCAGTCGTGCTCGTCCATACCACCTGACCCGTTAGTGGGTGTGCCTCCACCCTCCCCGGTAGACCTTTCGTTCTCTTCCATGTCCTTACGTATTAGGGTGAACACTTGAGCACTGTCCATGCCAGAGTACTTGTCATCTATAAGCCCCCCATCGGGTAGCTTGGCGAACCCATCGCGGTTGTCATCCCTGATCTTGAGGTTGATCACGTAGTCGCACGCCATGTTAGCGGTATGCGCGTCTATCTGCCACAGATGCTTCCATGTAGTTAGGTGACTGTATAGCTTGTGATAGTTCTCGTGTAGTACCAACCCACGCAATTCGGGGTCGGTCAGGCCAGCTACAAACGCACGTCCGTACTTCTCATCACGTCCATTAGTACACGCCGTAGATACGTCGTCACATATAGTCTTGTCGCCGATCATCAGTATGCCCGCTAGTGCTACATACTTGGGGTTACCCATGATGGCCACGACTGCCTTAGACAGTCGCTCTTCTGCTGAAAGTTTCTTACCGATAGCTAACATTATATTCTCCCCGTAAATACTCGGATTCTACGTCCACATCTGAAACACCCTGACACCCAGTCACCGTTAGGTTGGGAGCACCGGCAATACCTATCGCGGCGCTCCTCTACGGTGGTGTACTTGCCACTTGTCCTAAACTTGCTAGGGTGTAACCTGAGTTGTAGCATTTCGCTACGTGTGATCTTCATACCACGTCTGCCGCGAACATGTAGTTGTTCTTCATCGCCCACTGCGTAAAGTTCTTACTCTGCATTACGATGGAACGCTTGGCGTAGCTGTTGCTGCGTACACCCATAGCGAATAGACCCTGCGCTTCCTTATCGAGTCGCTCCAAGTACGTCACCCAGTTATCCACCCAGTCACGATCCATAGCACCCAGTGCTCGGTACACAACCATACACACTGCCGATGCTGACTCGGGTACCTTGGCGTCGAGTGGTGACTGCTTAATAGAGGATAGACTAGGTAGCTGGTCTGCTAACTTGACAAACGCCATCATGTCCATAGCTGCGCGGTCACCTATCGTACCCATCAACGCTGCTGTTAACGTGTTGTCATCTAAGTGCTCACGTTGGTGAAGCCAATCACTCGCAGCTTCCAACGAGCGGGGGGTAACAAAGGCGGCGCGTTGCTGCTTGGGGTGGTAGATGTACGGGTTGTCATCAGGGTTCTTCACATCCTCGAAGCCTTGCATTACTTGTGGGAACTCACGTACGAAACCTAACACTGACGGATGAAAGTTGTTGTTGATGCCATAGTCGATCCACTCGGTAGCGTCTGACTTACGCATGGTAACAACAGACATACGGTTACGGGCATGGGGAGGGATAATGTCACCTACACCCTCTGCACCTAGGTTGGTGGTTGCGAACACGATGCTACCCTCGGGTAACTTCTTAGTGCCTACCTTACGTTCTAGCATGGTGACTAGCGTACCCAACTTGACTGCTGGATTGCCCTTACCCCACTCATCGAACATCAGGATCACTGGCTTGTCTAGGTGAATACCAAACTCCTCATTGGGTAGGTAGGACACATAGCCTTCTTCTGTATTGAGGTTAGGGATACTAAGATCGCCTAGGTCTTTCGTCGTGCAATCAAAGTAGCACGGTACATGGTTGGGGAACTTATCTGCTAACGTCTTTAACAGCGTTGACTTACCAGACCCCATATGCCCTTGGACTAACACGGTGCGCTCGGTGCCGCCTGTTGCGATTAGGTTTACAGTCTGGTCGATAGATAGTGCGTACATAGCTGATGTATTCATAATAGTATTACTCTCTTGGTTAGTTTGTATACATATGTATACAGGTTGGTGTTACTTGTTAGTGACAGTGTGATCAACATCAAAGTCGTATTTGTCGAACACCACATACTCACGGGTGTCCCTGTGCTTAAAGTGGTGCGCCACCTCGGTCGAGTACATATGCATATAGTCCTCGGGGTTGTCCATACCTAGGATAATAGCTTCCTCGAACGCTACATTGGATGCGCCCTCGGCACGTACACGTATTATACGGTCAACTACATTCTGCCACTTGGACGTACATGGGTTCTTAATTTTCATTAGAACACCTCCATTACGCGACCGCTCTCGGTCACGACTTTATAGTAAGACACACGCGGGGTACGCGTAGTGCGTAGGTAGTTATAGTGCTTGGTGCGCTTGTAGTTGCGCACACGTAACACGGTCTGCCCGTCTAGGTTACCCAGTATGGGTCTGTCGCTTGAGTCGAACGCTTCAATATAAAACATTACATCTCCTCCAGTTCATTAGCATCAGCAGACTCAGCTACCCATGAGAAATCCATATTGCGGCTACTAGTGAACAGCTTGACGCTACCGTCCTCGTTGAGTAACTCGTTACCGTCCTCGTCAACTTTGTAGAACTGTATGTCCCACACTGCGATTGAATATTTTTTGTCCATGATTACATCTCCAACGATGGTAGTAACTTGAGGGCGTTGTCTACTACCCTTTTCGTTTCGACACGCAGTGTCTCGTTAGTACGTAACCCATCGGGTGTGACGCCACGGAGTGCCTCTTCTAGCGTCAGGCGCATCTGCTCCATCTGGCTGTCACCTGTTACGTTACACACACTGAGCATATCAACCATGTCGAGCACGTTATCGACTAGGGTATCGCGGAACACTTTCTTCTTATCATCCCCGCTGTAATCGAGACGGTCGGACATATTGGTCAACGCCTTGTGCGTGCGCTGCCACACATCGTCCATAGCTGATACCAGTTGGCGTTGGTAGTAGTCGTTATAGTGATCCTCCAACACCTGCTTCTGCTCATTGCCTACATCGACACGGAAGTCACCCACATCGGGTAAGGGTATATAAGAGATGCGGAACCCAAACTTGTTACTGATAGAGTCGGGCGTGGGGTAGTCATTGCGTACAAACAAGTCACCCAGCCGTGCCTGTGCCCTGCTTATCTCCCAATCGTAGTTGGTGACAAACAAACCGGTCATGCGTCTGAACTCATCCTGCAAGTCGGTCATCTGTTGGTGATAGTCGAAGTACTGCGCGGTCGGTAGCAACCGCATACCCGTATCGCTCCACGGCATAGTCATGCTGTAGTGTATGTTACGTGCATTAGCAGTGAATTTGTGGATGGCGTCTAACTCTTGGCAGTGACCTAATAACTTCTTACTCACTGCTGCGGTGCCCTTGTCCGCATAGTTCTGATCGGTAACAGTAGCAGAGGCACGCTTGTCCTTCTTACGTCCTGTCCACTGACTGACTTGTAGCTCTACTAACATTGCACTCGATCCGATGGACGGTGCGCTTGCCTGTGGTGCATTAGATAATGTATTCATAATAGTATTGCTCTCTTGGTTGGTTTAGTTTGTATACATATGTATACAGTTTGGTGTTACTCGGCTATGTCACTACATAACATTTGGATATTCTCGACCCGTGCCCGTGAAACGTGTACAAGGGAACCATCGAGACACACTTGCACATAGCGCCTAGTCATAAATATGACGTTACCAGACTCACCGGCTAGTGGGGCAGACAGAAGCACAATACCCTCTTTCTTGTTTATCCACTGCGTAGTGAAGCTGGCCATAGTCTGGCGGTAAAACTTTAACGTGTCACGGGTAAAGAAATGTTCTCCCAGTATGCCTGACTGCTTGATCTGCAAAGGGGTTGGCTTTCTCATAATGTGTAATCCTATATCTGTTTTGTATACATATGTATACAAGTTGGGTTGCTTGTCAGCGACAAAAATGTAATGCGGTTAATCGCCTTTACATCAACCATTATACGCCCTTATCAGCTTATGTCAAATGTTACACAAACGTGTTGTTTGGTGGGTAGAAGTGTATTGTTCTGTAATGTTCCATAATGTTCTACTGTGTAGGTGGGTAAGTCATTGATTTCCTTACAATGTTCCAATGTTCCTTTTTTAACAGAATTACTTGCCGATATATTTTGGCGTAAGAGAGTGGAACATTAGAAAGATTTCCAATAATAGCTAAGTAGTTTTTTCCAGCGGAACATTACAATTACTTTTTAAAGAAAGTATATATATAAGCACTTCTGCTCACTCCTGCATATGTAGCTTTATAGACTAACTGCCATTAGATACCACCAGATACAACCGCAGTATAATGTTCCACACTTTGTCCAAAAACGGGAACATTAGGGGAACATTACGGGAACATTACAACTTTTTTGGAACATTACAAATGGAACAATTGCTTGTATACATATGTATACACAAACGTGTCTAAACGTGCGTAGACGTGCCATGTCCGAGGCGCAACGCGGATCACCAACTGGTATCAACGTGTTATCCTGTGACGTATAACCTTGCCCGGGGCGGAGGCGCAACGCGGATCAACAACTGGTATCAACGTGTTATCCCGCGAGGCGCTACGCGGATCAACAACTGGTATCAAAAAGTACTTTTTGATAGGCGAAAAAAAAAGCCCCCTTTCGGAGGCTTATATTGGTGGGTTTTAGTGAGATGGTTCGACCGGAGTATTTACAATCTTTAACGCTTTAGCCAGTAGTGCGGTCAGTGCTACAACATCGAAGGTAGGTGCCTCTTCGCCTTGAGCCTTTTTGTTTGCCTGAGTCAGTAACTCGATTATCTTCGTGTTGTTATTCGATGACGCCTCAGTCGGAGCGTTCGGAGTCTGAGGGGCTTTAGTCTTCGCGGTAGACTTGCTGGCCTTGTAAGCGGCATCCTGTCGCAATCGCATTGCGTTCCGATCATCGGTGACGTACTTATTAAGTTTGATGCTGACCGTTCGCTTGTCTGCCTTGTCGCTATCGCTCAGGGCTTTAGTCGGCGTCCCTGCTAGTTTGATAGCCTTCGCGCCCATGCCCTTCAGTCGCGCCGCCATGATAGCCAACCGTAGTTCGTTGTTCGCCGTGGACTTGCTACCGTCATGTTCTTTTCCTACCGGTATAAAGTCAGTCCATAGCATGCCATCGGCGTGCATTTGATCATATGCCGCTTGAGCCGCTTTACGTGCTGAACTGTCGGAGCGTGTAGCTTTAGTCAATAAAGTTTCAGCGGCTTTAGTAAAACGTGTTGGGATAGTGTTGTCGTTATTCATAATGATTTACTCTTTTAGTTTATCAACCGCGTGATTGCTGTTGATGGTTCCCATAGTAACAGGTTTACGTGTGATTACAATAGATAGCCTGCTATCGCTGTATACATATGTATACTGAAACCCACGAATCGGCACAATCCGATACCCACCCCGCCCCCATGCACCACTTCAGACAGACCGGAGTCCCGTGTGCTCTTATATTACTAATATACTCAAATAAATCGTATTTTTCTCAAAATGGAACCCCCACCCCCTCTATATAGGAAGACCCCCCACATCACTTTAAAAACACCTTGTGAAAAAAATTTTATACCTTATTATCAAGGTATGGATAAAGTCGATAGCAGCACAGTTAGGGGACGTGTAGGGGAATGCCTTGTAATCTACCTACTCGAAAAAATGGGCGTAGAGTGCCACCACGTAGACCGTTCCGGCGTAGACTTGTGGTGCCAGTCGCGTAACGGAGATGTGTTTACCGTGCAGGTCAAATCGGCGAACCGGAATCCTAGGTTATCTCGCTATTCGTATAACCTCCGTACGACTAAGACCGCAGACTTCTACGTTTTCGTAGCTTTAGACACGGAGCGCCTGTTCGTGCAATCTATAGACGAGGTAACAACTGCCGGTGCCAAGCAATTTGCGGCCAGTAAGTTCACCAAAGAAAAAATGGAACAGGGATTAGAAAGGCTAAGTAACTTTACGAGTCGTACGCAATAAGAGCAAGACCAACAACAGAAATAAAACACATAACGGTAGTAACTAAAACAGAAAAGCAGATCACGGGAGCCTCAATTGAGTAGGAGTAAGGTGCCATTTTAAACCAATCAGTTATGATTACTAATGCCCTTTTTTCATGTAAGTCATATCATATATGGTATGGCCACACTTTTAGCATGCAATAATTCGCCTTAGTTGGCACTTTTACGCACCAAACCCCCTATGCCAGACATATGCTTGTTTCCAAAAAACAAGTGTGTTATAAATGCACCTCCGGTGAATAACCTGCGATGTACGATATGACGATTAAACTCGAACCCGAGCTTGGGGTTCCGCTTTTTGATGACGATCCTGCGGTGGACTTGACTGTCCGTACCGTTGCAGCAACAACTACAGCCTTAGAGCTAGCAGAACATGGGTTAGAATTGAAACCCAACAAAGAAGACCAAGACGTAGCATCTAAACTTGCTATAGCGTACGCCGACGACCCCGAAAAAACATCGAAGAAAGCTACAAGTAAGCGTCTAGCCCAGCTTACACCTGCCTCATTGGTACTTACAGGGAACATTTTGACTGAATTTGGTCAGTCTGTTGTCCAGTCTGCTACTACTGTGCGTCACCTCATCACCAACAAACTCATCTTAGAGACCGAGAACCCCGACCCCAAGGTACGAATACGGGCATTGGAGTTACTGGGTAAGATTTCAGACGTGTCGTTGTTTGCCGAGAAGTCAGAAGTGACTGTTACACACCAGTCAACAGACGATCTGAAGGCAAAACTACGACAAAAACTCGAAAAGATCGTAAATCCTGTGGATGAGGTGGTGTTGGACGGAGAAGTTATAGACATAGACGCCGAATTAGGGGTAAGTAAGGATGCCTAAGACGTATATCCATGTGAACCAACACAAAATCCGTGCCAATCTCAAGAATGGGACGAACGAACCCGTAATCACCGTAAAACAAGGCAAGAAAAACACGTACTGTAACTCTGTAACTATAAACGGGCCGTCTGAAGTGCTGCAAAGTACCACAGACAAGCCGATTTTGAGTTGTGGGGCGCGAGTAGTCATGGTAACTACCGCTGATGTGACGATAAATGACTGCGCCTAGCACTCCTGAAGCTTTTACGCAAGAAGAAATCCAGCGTATGTTGGATAACATTGACGACTTTACGCCGGACGAGGTGGTAGAGATAGAAAAACTGTTCGATGAACTGGACAGTAGGCGTACAAATAAAGCCGCATATGACGATTTAATTGAGTTTTGTAAACTTATGCAGCCTGACTACCTAGTTGGGAAGCATCACCGCATGCTGGCCGACCTATTAATGGCTATTGAGCGTGGAGACAAGGACAGAGCCTGCGTAAATATCCCCCCGCGCCACGGAAAGTCCCAATTAGTGTCCATTTTCTTCCCCGC